TGTGTACATCTACAAGGAGGTGGTATGAAACTTAGCATGAGCGCACAAATCGGTAAAGATCAGTTTGAATTGATAGACGATGCTGATCTCGCTATTCTCATTTTTGAGTTAGCAAGAAGGCAAAGTCCGTCTTTCAGGCTGGTCATCGACGGTGCAATTTTTCGTGCTACATACCTCCAACCCTTGATGACGGCACATCGAGTTAAGGACTAGCATAGTGAATGCGCAAAGTGCTTCCGATGCTAATTATTTGCAAAGGAGACGCGATGCGTAAGCCCAGTTTGGGTCGGAGGTTCAGGGATAAATTCCTGTCCTTCGAGCACTATCTAGGACTTGCTCTTGTTGTAATCGTTGCGGGGATGGCTCTTTGGTTGTCACCTGGCTGTGGTTATTTCACCACTAAGTCGGGTAACACAGCTGTGTGGTGTTCCTCAAACATGAGGTAAACCATGAGCTCAAGGAAGTCATTCCTCAACGCTAACAACTATCAGCTCTTGACTATATCAGAGCTGAAACAATGGGCGACGGAACGAGATCGTCCCACGACACAGCAGCGGTTAGCTTATGTTCTTGTTTACTCTTACAGAACTCAGATCTTTAAGTCAGGAACTTTCCTCCTAATACTTTCTGTATTGGGGGAACTTCTTGACCGGATCTCCGTTTTGCTGGAGCCGACATCACATGAGCTGTCCTTTGTGTTAGTGTCATGGAGGATCGAGAACCTACCCCTCGTTGTTTCCACTACTCACTTCGGCTCCCAATTGCGGTTTCACCGTGAAGGTGATACTGTAAGGGTTGCTCTTCGTGATGGTGGGTATGAGAAGATCATTGATTCGATCAACTCATCAGTGAGGTGGGTCAGAAGGAAAACTGGCCAACCTCCTCTAAGCAAGCTTAAAAGGACCGTAAAGGGCCTTAGAGCTAATCCTGAGACTAAGACTATTGCGTATCAAACGATAAACTGTATTCCGACAGGTTGCACAACTAGCAACTTTACGAAAAAAGTTTTTAATCGTACGTACGCATCCGTCCGAACACCAGGTTATATGGCTCTGAAGAAGAAGGGACAGCTGCCGCCCCATACCTACAGTTTAAATCTTGTAGATGTGGAGCCCGGTTTCTTTACTTCTTCTAAAGTGTGGACCGGACAACCACATTTTGTGGAGTTCGAATCTACAGCTAATAGCAACTTGCTTGAAACAGACATAGCATCCGGTCATCTGGGTGTTGACGAGAATCTGCTGATTGCAAAGTTAGCAGGGAAAATAAATAAATCCCGTGGAAATTTGGCTGAAAGCCTCGTCCAAGGTAACTTAACTGTGCGTCTCATAAAGGACAACATTGTCCGGTTGGGAACGTTTGTTTCGTTACTGAACGGCGGGTCGCCGAAAGCTATTTCCAAGTTCCTCGGAAGTACCAGAAGTTCACGCACTTTTGCTGGAGTTGTATCCAAGTTGAGGAGAAGCGGTCTGTCTGGAACGAAGCTACTAGCCCAAATTTGGCTAGAGGCTCGTTACGGATGGATGCCTCTGATACAGGACATTGACAACAGCATGGGTGCTCTCAAGTCTTTAAGCTTGAAGGATCCTGGTATTCTGTCTGTAACCGCGTCTCGTAGGTCAACAACCAACGTTGTACGCAAGGTGGTATACGCAACCAATCCAGACACGAGCCCTCGTACTCGGTATTATTACGAGAAGAGGAGTACTGTCTGTAAAATTGGTGTGCGGTACAAACTTGATAGCAACCTGGTTCTGGCTATTTCGGGGCTCGGTCTTACCTCTCCCGTTTCATTATTCTGGGAGCTAGCACCGTTCTCCTTTGTTGTAGACTGGTTCCTGCCTATTGGACCGGCCCTCGAAGCTTTTTCTGCTTTTGAGGGCCTTACGTTCATGAGCGGGTACAAGACCTACTTCACAAAGGCGGACTCTTTCCTTAATGTGAGCGAAAACTATACTCATACTGACCCTAACCCACTCAACAGTTATGTGCTTAAAGATAGGGGGAACTGCTATGGCAAACGGATAATCATGGGCAGGTCTGTTCTAACGAACTTTCCTGGTCCTAGACTTCCGATGCTGAAGAGTCCCTTCTCCTTTATTCACGCAGCGAATGCTGCGGCACTTGTTGCTAAGGCGCTGATCAGGTGAGCGTAGATTTGCTTACATCCACTGTAATTCAATTGCTAAGGAACTAACCAAATGTCAGCATTAGCTCCCGTCAAATTGAGCTCCATTCTCTCCACCGTTGTGCTCAGTACGAGCGCGACGATTGGGGTGGATGTCTCTGTTGCTGGTTCACCCGGCAATCTCGACCCCGAAGGTTTTAACCTTTCAGGTGTCGCGAAGTGGGTAGATCGGTCTGGTGGAAATCAGATCGGGTATCCAGCCTTGACACTTTTGGCACGGTCGCCTACAAAGACGTCCCGTGTTACTCGTGTTCAGGCAAAGTTTGTTCAACCGGTGTTGGAGCAAGTTCCGCCCGCCACGGTTTTTACCAAGGCGTACGATTTGACTTGCAACATTGAGTTTCTGCTACCGGAGCGGTGCACACTTGTGGAAAGGACAGCTTTTCTTTCCAAGGTGGCATCTCTCTTTTTCGTTACGATCAATGCGTCCGATGGCGTGCCTACCGATCTAACTGGTAGCCCACTTCCGTCGGCCGTGTTGACGCTCGATAAGCCCTACTAACCTGGGGTATCGGTTTCCTGGTTAATAAAGCTCCAGGAACCTTTGCCCTGTGAAAGCGGGGCGCTAGCATGACTCATTCCGGAGAACTACTATGTCTTCTAAGAAGTATAGTAAAGCCCTGCTTTCGCAGGGTTTGGCTTTTCGCGTGCCAGAGGGGGTAACCTTCTCTGCAATCCAAGAAGCTTTGATTGGTCTTGATTGCCCGAGGTCTCTAGCTGTTTATATCATCATTCGTGATGATCCAAAGCAGTTGAAGACTTTAGGCTTCGACCCGCTCAACTATAATTCATTGGTTGAGTGTCGTGATGCTTACGCTGCTACGAAGCTTGTTTCGAAGGCCAATTTTCTAAATACTGGCATCGATCTAAAGCAAGTAGCACTTGATAAGTTCTTCCAAATGGAGGAGCTTTGTAAGCAGACGAATCGCCGATTTGCGCATCTTGACTTAGACCCACAATACAAAGGGCCTAACGTATGGCTGCTTAATGCATTCATACGGAAAGTGTCGGATGTGCTGGTTGGTTATTCACCAGAAGAGCTCTTTGGAGAGGCAAATTGGGGTCCCGGTGTCACGACCCGTATTAAAGGGCCTGTGGCTACGGCTACCAATAAATTCCAGTGTGAAACTGGAATAACGCGCGACTTGTACTATCTGGTTTCCGGCTGCTTTGCAGCAGCTTATCCAGGTTGGTCTGCCCATCTAACACAGATAGGTTTTCCAGCTTTCGACATTGGAAATCAGATTGTCACTGTTCCCAAGGATGCGTTTACGGATCGAGTTATAGCTATTGAACCAGGAATTAATCTCTGGTTTCAAAAGGCTATTGGCTCTATGATTCGCAGGCGTCTTCTTGGTCATGGGATAAACCTAAACTTGCAGGAGATTAATCAGCAGCTAGCTCGTAAAGGATCGAAAGATTCGATACTAGCTACTGTTGACTTCTCTTCTGCGAGCGACACCATTTCAAGCGGGATGATCGATGAGTGTTTTCCATCTCATTGGTTAGACCTTTTGAATGCTGGTCGATCACATTTCGGTATTGTTGGAGGCAAGCCCTTCAAGTGGGAGAAGTTCTCCAGTATGGGGAACGGCTTCACCTTTGAGCTTGAGTCGCTAGTCTTTTACGCTGCAGCTTATAGCGTGTGCCAGTATCTGAAATTAGATACTGACACGATAAGCGTCTACGGTGATGACGTAATTTTGCCATCATCGGCCTTCGAGCTCTTTTCGTCGTTTAGTGAGTTCCTTGGTTTCTCCGTTAATCGGGGCAAAAGCTATTATGGCCTTTGCCCGTTCCGGGAGAGCTGTGGTTCCCATTACTACGACGGTGTCGATATTAAACCAGCTTTTATTAAAAAGGCTGCTCAGAACGTTTTCGAACTATACCGTCAGCTGAACTCTATAAGAAGGTGGTCGCATCAAAGGCTTAGTCGCCTAGGGTGTGATTCATCTTTAAAAGGAGCTTGGTTGATCCTTTACCGAGCGGTCCCAAGGAATTTACGCATCTTTGGGCCAAGCGGCAAGGGGGACGGTTTCATCTTAGGAAACTTCGATGAGGCTAGTCCTGTAGTTGCCAAGAACGGTATCGAAGGATACTATTTCTGGCAGTTCCAAGAAGTCGGGAAAACCCGGCGCTCAGAGGAAATCGGTCTTCTTTTAGACCGGCTTCGTAACGTGTCCGCACAAGAGTATGGTAACAACTATACTCTAAGAGGCCGTATACGCGTCATTTTTGTAAAGACGCTAACTGAACGGTGGTACAGTCTTGGCCAGTGGTTTTAAACACTGACTTTTTATCCAG